CGGGTCTTCGAAGGAAACAAGCTGCCAATCAAAATCACTCATGAAAATTCTCCAAAGGAGAAAAGGGCAAGTTTCCCTGCCCTTTCAATTACTTAGCGATCATTGTCCGGAATATAGGCGATGACGACCTCCGCCAAACCGGTCGTTGCAGCGGTGCCGGAAAGGGCGACAGTCGCGGTAATCGTGGTGTCGGCGGTGACGTACCAGGTATTGACGTTGGTGGCCGTGGCTGCTTCGTCGAGGGCGACGAATGCCTTGGTGCCCAGCGCAATATCGGTGCCATACAGATCGTCATTGGCGCTAGTGCCGATGTCGAGGACGTTGGAAGTGCCGGCGTTGAACACTTCGCGGACGAAAACCCCAGAGATGAGGTTGACCATCTGCGACCCTGCCGGGATGATGCCCACGACCTTCGCCACACCGTTGTCGGCGAAGCTGATGCCGCAACGCAGATAGTGAATCTGCTGCGTTGCAAGCTGGCGGGCGGTTGTTGCTGCGGTTCCAGTAGCCATGTCGGGGCCTCCTTAGGTGTGCGCAGCGGCGTAGGTGGAGACGACGATGGCGCCGAAGTCGTTGCTGTTGAACACAGCCTTCTTCATGCCGAGGACCGTCTGAACCGAGACGCCGAGTTCGCGCTGGTAGTCGAAGAGTTCTTCGACACGCTTGTACTTTTCGGGAGCCGTCTTCATGCCGAAGGCGGCGACCGCAGCCTGAGCGCCGAGCAGGACAGCACGGCGAACCGTGGTGATCTGCGCGCCGGTCGAGCCGTTGACGCCAGGGACGACATGTTCTGCTTCACGCAGGACGACGCCGTTGTACATGCCAAGCGACCCGTCGAAGATCGGGTTATTGGCACGCGAGCCCATGTATGCGGCCTTCTGGATGTCGAGCCACTGGCCGGTGGACGTGCTCGTCCGAAGGTCGGTGACCTGATACGGGTGAAGGTACATGACGTAGACCTTTTCCCCGTTGACGTTGACCGGGCGGATCTTCGGATTGGCAACCTTGGCCGCTTCGACTGCCTTGTCGATAAGCTGCAGGTTGAACACGTCCGCAGAGGTGAGCGCCTGGTCGGAGGCGGCCGCGGCTGCACGAACGACACGTGTCGGTGCAGTCGGGGCATTGAAGCCGTAGTGAACGCCGCTGACGTTGATCGTGCGACCTTCGAAGGCCATCTGGTTGGCCGTGAAGCCACCAACCTGCATGAAGAACATCATGGACAGGCGATCGGCATACCAGTCGGTGAGACCGGAGTTTGCTTCGTCGCGGAGCGAGAAAGGAACGCGTTGGGCGTCGATCGTCTGATCATTCTTCACGCGAACGGCGTGGGCCAGTTCGTTGATGAAGATCGCGTCAGAATAGGTCGTGAGCGCTTCTTCGTTGCCTTCCAGGATCTGCGATTCAGACACACCGTCGCCGATGAGCTGAGTGCGGAGGCCGAAGGTGACTTTGTCGCCGGCGGCTTTCTGCGTTTCGTCCTTGAGCTGGATGATGCTGTTGGTGGAAGTCCCGATCAGAGGCGCAATGGCTGTTGCCTTGGACACCTCAACCGCGAGCTTCTTGGACCACAGCTTGTTCGCCAGGGCGTCGTTGACGCCATAGGTCGTAACAGACATGTGCTGTTTCCTTTAAATGGGGAGATTTTGCGGGTTTGGTGCTGCACATGACGCTGTGAGCGAGCGACAGACGAAATTGACCCTCGTCATCGGACCTTTTTAACGCCTAGGTTGGCGACAGATGAGGTTGACCGCTCATCATCGGGTATTCAGTCTTAGGGTGCCCCACCATTCACGGTGTTAGCCGCCCATCATCTTCGCAAAGAGACGCTGGTTGTCCGGGGACTTGTACCAGGCGTCAAACTCTGTCGCCGACATGGACGCGATGGTCTCTGCCGTCATGGGTTCTGCTGCATTCCGGCCGCCAGGCGTTGCCAGCGTTCGGGAAGCGTTCTGTGCCGCGTCGATCGCCGCGAGCTTGTCAGGCAGTGCCACCTTGCCGGGATCAGAGGGAGCCTTCGGCGCATAGCCGTAAGCTGAAGCCATCTCGTACACGATTTCTGCCGGGTTTCTGCCCAACTGCTTTGCGCCGGCGACGATCTGCCGAAGCTCGGCGTTGATCTGCTGCAGGCGCCCCTGTTCAGTGGCGAAGTCCGGGTTGACCGCGGCAAGAGCGGCAAGCTGTTTCGTGCGAGCATCCGACAGGAATGTGACTGCATCGCCGAAGTCCGTCTTCTCGGCGGCGTATGACTTGGCGGACTCGCTCCAGTGGCTCCAGATTTCCCGTTCCTGCTGCTCGACGGTGCGGGCCTGCTCTTCCTGCTTTTCTCGGCCGGTGACCTTCTCCTCGAGCGCCTTGATCTTGTCCGCCTGCCATTTCGAGAAGGCGAAGATGTCTTCGTTCGGGTCCGGCGGCCCCGCCGGCTCTTCTGCGGCTGCCGGCTGCTCCTTGAGTTTGAGGATGGTGTTCCAGCGGTCTTCGAGGACCGCCTGCTTGCGGTTGATCTCTTCGAGCGCGGCCTTTGTCTTCTTGTGCTCTTCCCGCTCTGCGTGAAAAACGCTGTGGGGGATGAACTTGCCGTTCTCGTCGCGCGGTTGCGGCTGTGGGTCTACGGCTGCGGCCGGGTCAACGATCGGCGCCGGGTCTGGGTGTGGCGCTGCATCATTTGCGGGAGCGTCAACAATCTGTGTCTCGCCGCCGGATTCGAAATATGCTGCCTCGGAGGGCGAAAGCGATACGCTGCTCTCCATCACTTCGCTCCTTTCTTGGCGGCCTTCTTGGGCTCGCCTTTCCAGAAGCGGGTCACGTCATGGTCGATCCAGTCGGTAACGGTCTTGGCCTGCGTGCCGGCCGGGAATGTCTGGCTGCGCTGAACGCCGTTCGGCATGAAGATTTGCACCAGAACTTGCTCTCCAGCTTCGAACTGGATTTGCACGCCTGCCTCGTCGGCATGCTGCGTGATAAGGTCGTAGTTCATTGATACCTCTGCCCGTCACGTGGGCTTACGACAGCAACATGACGCTGTTGCTTGCGACAGCACGATGCGCTCGTGCGGGCGAAGCCGGCTGAATGCCGGAATTAGTCTGCTGCGGACGAGCCGCGGCGGGAATTGGCGTTCTGCGCCCTGATGGCGTTCTGGCGCTCTTGGATGGCAAGGCGTCCCGCATCCAGCTGCATCTTCTGCTCGCCAAGCTTTGCGTCGATCTGCGCTTCCTGGCTCTTGACGAACAGGTCGAGCATCTTGCCGGCCGTGTCGATTTCGGCCTGTTCTTGGCTTGACTGCATGTCCATTTGCTTGAGTTGTATGTCGAGCGCACCCTTTTCGCGCATGGTCTGCGCCCTGATTTCCTCAGAGGATGGCGGCGGCGGGTTGGCGGCGGCTTCGGCCTGGGCCTTCTCTGCCTTTTCCTTCCATTTCTGGACGAGCGAGGCCGGCAATGGCGAGTAGGCAAGCACTTCAAGCGTGGTGTCGGGCGTCATGAAGTCCTTCACGAACGGCATGAGCTGCATCAGGACGCCCCATGTGCGCTCTTTCTCGTTCGGAGAGGTCGGCGCATCGTCCACGATGATGTCGTATTGAGCATCAGCCCTCTTCACGAGCGGCACGTACTGTGCTTTGCCGTCGCCGACGATGCGGATAAGGCGCCCGTCGCTCAGGTAGTTCTGGATCAGGTAGAGCATCACCTTGCCCTGTCGCTTGCGATAGCGCCGCAGGGCGTTGAAGAGTGACGCCAGCAGGTTGAGGGATGATTGCTTGCGCTGATATTCGAGAACTCCGGCCTGGTCGACCTCACGCGTGCCGAGGAATTCAGGCGACAGGCCCGTAACCTGGCTGATTGCTTCCTTGCTCTCGTTGAACAGCGCGAAGAAGCCGGTCGGGAACTGCGCCGGCAGCTTTTCCTTCACCTTCGGATTCGGGCCAGACAGAGAGCCATCCTTCATCCACGTAATTGCGTCGGACTTGGCCCATGTCTCCTCGGCCTGCAACTGGTTATCGAATGCGCCCTTCTCCGCCAACAAGCCGCCTTTCGACTGGCTGTTGAGCAAATACATGACCTGGCTGAAGAACTTGTTGGACCAGCGCTGCGGATCCTTCACAGCCCGCACGATGCCATAGAACTGCCCGCTGATCTTGTCGCGGTAGCCGGTGATGCACTCCCATCCGAACATGCCGGGAGGAACGAGCGGCTGATCTGGCTCGGCCAACACCTCTTTGCCGATGAAGGCACGCTTCACGACGTTGCGATACTGGCGGACGGCCGGGAAATCGGGATACTCCTTGCGGACAAGCTGGAGCTGCTTTTCGGAGTATTCACGCGGCTCCTGGCTGGGGATGCCGTTGGCGTCGATCGACGGGCCGCGGTAATACGGCACCTTCTCGAACCACCGGCATTCGACCAGCGTGCACATCTTGCGCTTATAATCGCCGACGAACTCCTCTTGGTCGCCCTCATAGAGATCGGCTCTGTCCTGATCGTGCGGCTTGGCCGGATCGCTGGCGAGCGTCTTTGCCCATGAGGCGTTCAGCAGCTCCTTAGGAACCTTCGGGAACATCTCTTCGACTTCGCCGAAAGGCTTTTCGCAGACGTACCAGAGGCGGCGCGCGTCCTCGAGGTTCGGCTTGGTCGCGTTGCAATCCCACGCCATCTTCAGCGGGTCGAGGCGTTCGACCTTAGGCGCTCCATCAGGCTCGCATTCGAAATCAAGACGGGTGTCAGTCCAGCCCATGCCGCAAATGACGGTGTCTTCGAAGGCGTCGGACTCTTCGTCCTCGGCTGCAGTCTGGTCGCGGAACCATTCGCCGGCGGCGGTCAGAACCTCGTCAGCGAGAGCATCGCCCTGCTCACGCGGGATATACTGGACCTCGCGGCGGTTGTTGATCTCCGAGCCCACGACGGCATTGACGAGCGGCGCCGTGCGGTTGAACGTCATCACCGGCCGGCGCTTGGCACGCAGCTTGCTGATGTCCTCTTCAGACCACTGATCGCCGGAATAGAACCCGAAGTCCTCGCGGGCGTGTTCGCGCCACTTGACGACCTTGGTGATGTCTTCCGTGTACCAGCCCTTCAGCTTGCGCGTCAGATCGTCGAAACGGCTTAGCGACGAGCCCTCGTCTTTGGTGTCTGCTTCAGCCATCATTCAGCCATCCATGACGAGGAAGCCCCATGAGAGCCGCCATATCTGCGCCTTGTCGAAGGCAGGTAGGGTTCTTCGTAGTCGATGCACATCAGGCCGAAACTGTCGGCGCCGTGCGATGCCCAATCATGTTCCGGCCCGAGACCAATCCCGCGCTCTTCGTCGATCTTCTCGTGATACCAGCCGAGCGCATCCAAGCCGCCCGAGCATTTCGTTTCATCGAAGCGGATGCGTCCGAAGATGCGCCTGGCGGCCTCGACGCGCTTCATTGCAGCGCCTTTGCCTTGGTTGGCGACAGTCTTCACTTCGAAGCCGGCGTTGCGGATATGGTCCTCGTAGCGGATCGCCGTCACCACATCCCGCTTTTCCCCGTCGTGAGGAAGGATGCATGTGGCATTCCCGTACTTGTTCGAGCGCAGCCAATCGAGATGAACAGCAAGCGGCTGGTTCTCAGCCTCGTAATAGTCGATGACGCGAAGTTCCATGCCGACCGTCTGGGCAATCCAGATCGATGTCGCGTCGCTCACACCGATGTCGAAATATGCCTTGACCGGCATGAGCGGATCAAACGGGACCGCACCAATCCGGCCTTCCATGCGAGCCTGGGCAAGAGCCTTTGCGAAGTAGGCGCCATCGACGACGCTCTTGAAGTCGCCTTCCCAGATGTGGTCGTATTGCTCGGGGCGCTCGTTCAGGTCCTTGAGGCGCACGCGATCGAGAATGGCAGGGAACCAGGGGTTATCTCGCCAATTGATCGTTAC